AGAATTTACTAAAAGTAATCAAACGATAATTTGCATTAAACGTCTTCTATAATATTACTAAAAGTTGATTGTTTTGTATTTGACCGGATCGGAAAACTACTCCAACGCGCTACGATGCGCATGCGACTTATGGGCGCGTTACAAGTAATTACCAATTTGCCCGATCATTTTGACTTGGGTGGTGGGCTTGGTTCACGTTTGTGATCCACCATGGTATTTGAAAATTCCTGCGAATAACACGTATTCGCTTGACCACAGAGTGCGGTATGACACAATTTACCTTCGTGCCGTGCCCGCATCTTACTCTGCATTGTGCTCAAATAGATGTTATAATTAGCTAGCCAAATGGCTTTATCTCCTTGCTCCATCTCACCGCGTAACTTACACAACAACTCAAGAATTGGTTGCGCACATTGTTGACACGGGCAAGTGATTAGAGCATTGGCATTATGTAGTTGCCACCACATTGCATCAACCCGATGAACTGGTCCAGGATTTTTTTCAACGACATAAGTCTTTGCCGTCTCAATTTTCCGTGCATGTTTCATTTCGGCTCTCACAGTTCGCACATACCGTTCAGCTCTTCGTCTGGCTTTTGCATCATATTCCTCCCAACCCATTTTCCGAACATTGCCATTGAATGGGCACGGTAGGTAATCAAAATTGAAACCATTACTTTGTGTCGTGAAACCAAATGCACGTTCTACGAATGTTGTATTTTCCATAGGATGATGGCGTTTATAGAAGAGCAAGAAAGCACTCTCATACGATGATGGTATTTGTTCAATAGGTCCAAACGGTCGTCCCACTTCCAATAGTGCATTCATAATTGCCTCACGGAATTCCTGGTATTTCCAGGATCCATGTACTACTGCTAACCACAACGCATCCTCGATGTTGTCCATAAGCGCTTTCACCGGGTCGTCAGATTTCCGAACCCAATTAATGATTTCCGTTATATCGTCCCAGTTGAACTCTGCAACATACATATTCCACTTTTGGATTTTCTTGAAACGACGTTTCAAGAATGTGCATTGGTCGAGCGGTTTCCACTTCACCATTTCGCCTTTCTTGTCAGCAGATGTTGCAATCTTACCATATTT